GTGATTGCGAATCTCTAACTGACGCTTAAGAGTTTCGCAAGACTCACAAACACGAGTTTCTGCCCGTTCTTCAGCACGTTCTTCTCGAAGACTCGCGCGTCGTATTGCGCGAACTTCGTAAAATTCCTTTAACCAGGCGAACATTACTGCACCGTGACAGTAACGAATCGCTGAGTGCTACCATACTGATTCGTTGCAGTGAGCACAAAACTTAATGTGCCAGTTGCAATCGGAACAACAGGAGCACTACCAACGGTAGGAACATTGCCCGGATAAGGGTCAATACGAACCTTAGCCGAAACATCTGCAACTTCCCACCGAAGCATCGTTGTCTGACCACCAACAAAACTCAGACGAGTATTGTCAGCAGCAAACAATGTAATGACTGGTGTGATGTCAGTCGGTGCAGTAGGATTACGGTTATTCGCGCATCCCACGCACAATACTAACGCCAGTAGAACAACAAAGTATTTCATTTACTATCTCCTTCGTGAGTGAAAGCGCCTAACAACTTGCATTGTACTCGCTGAACCCAAGCCTTGTGGATTGGTTTCTATCGCTTGCATCTTGCGATAGTAAGCAGTCCAATCATTCGTATTCTTCAAGGCATCGATTATCTGTTGCTGCTTCTGAATCTTTGCAAACTCATCAGCAGATGTCTTAAAGTAAGCATCGGCAGAATCAACAGCGTAGCGCAATGTATCGTAAGGGTCATCCCCTGCGAACTCTGCTACGTCTTCAGCCGGCTTATCATTTTGCGGCTTATCATAATTACAGGCTTTGATAGCCTCAATCATGAGTGGGCAGCAATCAATATGGTCATGTTCCAGACCATGTGTTTCCTCGCAGCACATTATCTGCAATCGAGGAATATTAGTTTCCTCCAGTGGAGGCTCAAATATTGCTAAGTATCCTGCCACATCCTGTGGCGTCTTATTTCGCTGCAACCACATGAAGTATTCTTCACTGTAGGTTGGCATTTCATCTGGTGGAATTACTGGCTTCTGCTTCCACCGTAAGTATTCATGTATTAGTGTCTTGCCAGCGAGCCTACTTCCCGGAGAATTCGTTGATAATTCGATACTCCGTCCAAGTTCCGTTTCGATTTGCTCCTGAATTGTGTGTTCATCACCGCGTTTCTGTGATGCTGACCTACAAAACTTGACGGACCTGGGATTCTCCTTTTCGATGAAATACTTAATTTCGGGTCCCCACACGCTAATCTTGGTTTTGAGATAACTCCGCTCTCTATAGAGATACATGCGGCCTGTAGGACTAATCGCAAAGAACCCGATGTAGCACATTGCGATGTAGCCCCAATCACCCACAACAAATTTAGGCCACCATTCCGGAATCTCAAACGGTTTGATTACGTGTAAAGCATTTGATGGCTCATCAGGATACTTCTTATCCCGGAACTCATCAAATACTTGCCCTAAATAAGCACTCCAATCACCAAACTTCTTCGCCTTACGTTCGGCCTCTGGCCGCCCGTCTAATGACTGAGCATACGTTGGGTCAATATGCTCTTTATTATCTTCTAACGTCGCATGAATGTAAATACGTTTGTTTCCACCACGTCCGATGATAATCTTTCCACCGAGCGGGTCAGGGTCAACAAAACGCTTCTTAACAAATGTATGCCCAATACCACCTGGCATACCAGCGCCGCGCACAATAGACGGTAAACCGCTATTCTTGGGTGCGCGATTTCGCTCAAAAGCGATATAAAGATAAATGTATTCAGTACAGTTAGTAAGCTCGTCGGGTGTGAATAAGCTGATTTCCATCGAGTCATAGTTGTGAACATCTTTCTCTTGCTCACAATGACCCAAGAATATGGAAGCGCCAGCATTCTTCGCACCTGACCCATACTGGTCCTCTCTGGGAAACGTCCAGAGCATATCAGTCTGGTTAAAAGTTGCCCCGAAGGGCCGATACATTTCACGCGAACGCGGAACTATTTCTTTCTTAAGGTCTGGATAAGTCCTACGCATGAAAACTTGCTTAAAGAGTGGATTCTTGTGCAGTCTATGCACAATTCCATACATAAGCAAAACGTCAGACTTACCAGAACCTGCACCGCCTCCGTAGAAACCTTCTTTAATGGTCCAAGGGAGTGCTAGAAACTGTGCCTGTTTAGGGTTAGGCTTCCAGAATCCCTTGGTTGCCATTACATCTTATTCTGAATAGCGTCAGCCTTGGCCTCAATCCTGTTAGTCTTCGCACCCAATGTTGCTAAGCCAGCACCATTAAGCAAACCTAACAGGAGTTGCCACATGGAATCGTCGATATACCCTAAGCTGTGCGCTACAGTAACCAGCCCAGCAAGAATAGCGACGATGTATGTCTTCTTTCCGTTAAGCATTAGCTATCCTTGTGTGTTGCGAGCCAATCCTCGCCACGCTTAATAGCCTCGTCACGCTGAGTAGCGATTAAAGCATTAAGCTGAGTAGGTGTGGGCAATACGCCCGTATCCTGAAACTGCTTCGTAACTATTGCAAGAACCTGTGGTGCGAGTGCTTGCATTAGTTGAAAGACAAGTTCTTCCATGATTACCTCTGTGTGAGAATCTTGTGAAGGAAATCGAACTTACCTGTAAACTTTGCCTCGTCCACTACAGGTAGGTCCTTGCGGACCTGTGTTAAGTCCGAATCGATAAGACCCTTGTAGGTATTCTCATCAGTTACGGTCTTAGTCGTCTTGAGTGAATCAACAGCGAATTTAATAACAATTCGCGCACTCGAAGTAGGAATCTCTTTTTGTGCTTCCTTGTCAATCGCACTATCCTGAATTGCGATTAACGTAGAAATCACAGTCTCTACTCCATATGTAGGAGTAGATGCTATCCGAACAGGAAAGGAAGTGCATCCTACGGATAGTGCCAGAACGAGAGTCAGCAAGTATTTCATGAGTTACAACCTCTTAATGGTGACGATTGCCGGTGCAGTTGTGCAGCGCACTGCTAATGCACAAGTCTGAATGCCAGTAGTTGATGCAGCTACCAGTGTAAATGTGCTACCATCAGGAGATAATTCCACAGCCACAGTGGACTGTAGTAATACCGTCACTGCTGGTAGAGCATATGAAGTAGTCTGCGCAATCGAATTCGATACACCAGTAGTCAGAAGGGTTGTCATGGTTACTCCCGAACTACGATTGTATCGTAGTGATTTTCTTGATGGATTTGAGGTGCAAAGACCTGGAAGATAGGCTCATTCCTATCCTTGTCTCCACCTTCTTCTGGTTCCATATCCTTGACAATACCGGACATGGACTTCGCAATTTGAGCAAGCTCAACTGCTTTGGTAGCAGCGAGTTTATCCTCACTCAAATTGTCTAAAGCTCGATGTAAAACTGTAGAAGCCTTTTTAGCGATACGCTTCTTCGCATCGTCAATCGTTTTAATGTTTGGCTTCTCATCTATCGTAGCGGTAGATGTCGCTCCCTCTTGATACGCAGATACCGCTGATGGAGAGATACCAAATTGTTCCGCAAGTTGTAGTGCCGCTGCGCGTCCTTCCTCGACAGACGTGACACCAATAAGTTTACGCAGTCCATTAGGGACATTATTATCTCCTTCTTTTCTACCAGGTCGTTCCATATCTACGACTTCTGGCATACGTGTAGGAGGTAAATTAGGCAAAGTTGTTTCACTCTCAGCAACTGCTGAGTTATCAACTTCCTTTTGGAAGTCTTTCTGTGAAACAACACCCATTGGCATATTAGTAACCTCGGGACTCCCTATCGGGAGAGCTACACAATAGGGAGTCCCAAAGTAAGCAGCAGTTACGCCTGTGGCGTATTCGCAGAAACAGCAGCAGACAGAGCTTCCGATGATGCATTCAGCGCATCAACTTCAGCCTGAACTGGTGCAAGTTCCTCAGCGGTGGCACCATTCGCAAGTGCCGCATCAACAGCAGCCTGCACACGCGCAGCAATACCATTGATGAGAGAGGTCGCTGAGTCCATAATCGTAACAGACTCAGAAACTTCTCGCGTAAGTTCAGCAAGAACGGGATTCGGCATTTTGTATCTCCTACAAATTCTGTTACTGATTTTCAGCAACAGCTTTCTTAAGTGGGTCCGCAGACTCCTTAAGTTCATTAGTAAGTTCTGCCAAAGCTGCTTCATCATCGTTCCGAATCAGTTTGACAAACCTTTCAAAGATTTCAAAAGATTTGATAATCAGCACGAACTCCGATTCATCGTGTGGCATTTCTCCCTCGTATTCGATAAATAGCGAACGACCCGGAAAGTTAACTGATGGCGATTGTGTAGTTACCGCTCGAAATCGTCACAGTGAACGTAGTCGCTGCGCTAATATCGAACTGCAACGTGACACTATCCTGCACAACAGTGAGGATTTTCGTATTGATATCCACCGCGAACGATGCGATATCTGTCAGGACGAGAGCGGTAACAGTGATGCCCGCTCCATTTTTACCTGTAACTGTAAGCTGACTTGGCATTGTTAGCCCTCGTGTTTGACCTGTTCAAAATTCAGAGTAAAAGACTATGTACTGTCCTAATATTATAGGAAGTTCAGAGCCTTCTCTCAGGACGCCATAGTCTAACACACCCGCCTCTGAAAGTCAAATTTTCTTTCTATCATAATATCGTAGATGGAACATAAAAAGGGGACCCATTTTTCATAAAAAGTATCACTCGGCATTCATTCTCGCTGGCCGCTTACAATTTTGTAATGATGGTACCTTACAATATTGGTATACGGGTATGTCGTTGATTCTAAAGGACTTACGGGCTAATGAGACAATTCTCAACAAAGAATGTAATCGAACATTGCAAGCAAGGCCGATGCCAACTCACAAATTTGTAAGCGATAATATTATTGACCTGAGACACTAAAGACTTGACGCGGGTAGCCGATAAGAGTATTGTAAGGAGGTCAGGTCAAACGGTCGCCCGAGGTTAGCAGGTCAGGCAAAAGAAAATGAGGGGGACACGAAAAAAAGACTTGACAAGGGTAGAGCAATCGGTTAGACTAGGCTGGTAAGTCGGAATGAGGCAAGGCGAGCGCCGCGCAATCCTGCCGGACTCGAATAACGGAAGCAAAGGATACGATAATGAAAACGCTAATCGGAAAGTTCTCTTTCAAGGTTCCCGAGGGACATGCTCAGGCTGGCGAGAAAATCGAAAAGCCTTTCGAGTATCGGGAATGTGAGAATGAGGCAGAGGCAAAGGCTATCGCTGACGAAAAGAAATTGGATTTCGTTAGCATGGTCAACGAAACTCTCAAGGCCAATGCGCGTAGCAATGCGTATCAGGCTGCCTTACTTCCATACCGTCCGTCTGAGGTTTCCCCCGAGGAAATCAAAGAGCGTATGGTGCGCGATTACATTCGGTTGGGTATTGCCGAAGATGTCGCCCGTGCTCAGGTTACGTCACTTCTGAGCGCCACTGCTCAGGCATAACACAATATCGGGGGAGGGTAGCAATATCCTCCCCCGATATCTACTCTTAACTAGAGGTATAACTATGCGTGTCACCAATGCGACAGTAAACTTGCGTCCGATTAACGTAGTGCAATTTGACACGTTATCGGAAGCATTGAAAACCCTACCAGAATCGTTAATCCTCTCATGGATTAACACGGTATACCGTAACAATCAAATGGTATTGTTTTCTGACGCATTGCGCGATGCGTCAAGGGGGAAATAATGCCGGTATACTGGACTCCCGCGAAGCCTACGCCAATGACAGACCGTGAATTGTCAGAATGGCACGAAAAGTTTTTACTCGCAGCTATTGAACGTATCATGAAGTCTGTTAATCGGTAACAGACTTCTGATAAAATCAGTGCCATAGTCGCTCTCGGGAGTGCGATGTAATCCGCTCCTGCCCATAAATATTAATATTATTACTTCCTAATATTGTACTT